CTAGAGGTAGGTTTTATTGGAAGGATGGTGTAAAAGATTCAGAAGTTATATGGACTCCTGACTCTAGGGGTAGATTTAAAGTTTCTTGGACACCTAAGAAAGGTTTAAGTAATGCTAAGTATTCTAAGCATGGAATTTATTTTCCTTCTAACGAACATATAGGAGCGTTTGGTTGTGACTCTTATGATATATCTGGAACAGTTGGAGGTGGAGGATCTAATGGAGCATTGCACGGTTTAACTAAATATAATATGGATGAAGCTCCAAGTAATGAGTTTTTCTTAGAATATGTAGCAAGGCCACAAACAGCTGAGATTTTTTTTGAAGAAGTATTGATGGCTTGTGTGTTTTATGGTATGCCAATTCTTGTAGAGAATAACAAACCAAGGCTTTTATATCATTTTAAAAACAGAGGTTATAGAGGGTTTAGTATGAATAGACCTGATAAGCATTACAATAAACTTTCTAAAACAGAAAAAGAACTTGGAGGTATACCCAATACATCTGAAGATATAAAACAATCACACGCAGCAGCCATAGAGTCTTATATCGAGAAATATGTTGGACTTGATTTAGATGGTGGTTATAGACCTGGTGATGAGATGGGAAGTATGTGTTTTACAAGAACGCTTGAGGATTGGGCAAGGTTTGATATTAGCGCAAGAACAAAGTTTGATGCAAGTATAAGTTCAGGTTTAGCTATTATGGCAAATCAAAAGAATGTGTACTTGCCTCAGAAAAAAGAATCAAAAATAAGTCTTAACTTTGCAACATATAATAATAAAGGAACATTAAGTGAATTAATTAGATGAAAGAGGTAAACATAAACATTTCATCTGTAGGATTCCCTAGTCAATTCGTATCTGATGCTGAGAAAGCAACCGATGAGTTTGGATTACAAATAGGACAGGCTATTCAATATGAATGGTTTCGTAAAGATTCTAACGGATGTAGATACTATAGTCAGTGGAGGGGCTTTAATAGATTACGCCTATATGCAAGAGGTGAACAATCCATAGCAAAATATAAAAATGAATTAGCCGTTGACGGTGATTTATCTTATCTAAATTTAGACTGGACTCCAGTTCCTATTATTCCAAAGTTTGTAGACATTGTTGTAAACGGAATGTCTGATAGATTGTTTAAAGTAAAAGCTTACGCACAAGATGCATTATCTCAATCTAAAAGAAGTAAATATCAAGAAATGATTGAAGGGCAGATGGCTGCAAAAGACGTTCTTGAAATTGTACAAAAAAATACAGGGTTTGATCCTTTTATAATGAACCCTGATGAATTACCAGCGAGCGACGAAGAGTTATCGCTTTATATGAATTTAAATTACAAACCAGCCATAGAGATTGCTGAAGAGGAGGCGATTGATACAATGTTTGCCGAGAATCATTATGATGATATTCGTAAACGATTAGATTACGATATGATGGTGACGGGTATGGCTGTAGCAAAACACGAGTTTCTTCCTGGTTCTGGAGTAAAAGTAGCTTACGTTGACCCTGCTAATGTGGTATACAGTTATACTGAAGACCCGCATTTTAAAGATTGTTTTTACTGGGGTGAAATAAAAACTGTTCCTATAGCAGAGTTAATGAAAATTGACCCTACACTAACAAATGATGATTTAGAACAAATTTCAAAATATTCACAAAGTTGGTATGATTATTTCAACACAGCTCAGTTTTATGAAAACGATATATTCTATCGTGATACTTGTACGTTAATGTACTTTAATTATAAAACCACAAAGAAGATGGTTTATAAGAAAAAAGTTAAAGACAACGGTAATATAAGTATGATAGAAAAAGATGATGGTTTTAATCCACCAGATGAGATGATGGAAGAAAACAATTTTGAGAAGGTAGAAAAAACAATTGATGTTTGGTATGATGGAGTAATGGTTATGGGGACAAACATAATTTTAAAATGGGAGCTTGCTAAGAACATGGTAAGACCTAAGTCTTCATCTCAACACGCAATACCTAATTACGTAGCTGTTGCACCAAGAATGTACAAAGGGGTTATTGAATCTTTGGTTAGAAGAATGATTCCTTATGCTGATTTAATTCAGATGACGCATTTAAAATTACAACAAGTTATATCACGTACAGTTCCTGATGGTGTCTATATTGATGCAGATGGTTTAAATGAAGTTGATTTAGGTACAGGAGCAGCATATAACCCAGAAGACGCATTAAGACTTTATTTCCAAACAGGTAGTGTAATTGGTAGAAGTTATACACAAGAAGGAGATTATAATCAAGGTAAAATACCAATACAGCAGCTTACAAGCAATTCGGGAGCTTCTAAGACACAAATGCTTATAGCTAACCTAAACCACTATTTAGACATGATTCGAGCTGTAACAGGCTTAAATGAAGCGAGAGATGGTACAATTGCTAACTCCGATGCTTTAGTGGGTGTTCAAAAGTTAGCAGCATTAAGTTCTAATACCGCTACTCGACATATATTAGATGGAAGTCTTTACATATATAGAACGTTAGCTGAGGCTTTAACTTACAGGGTAGCGGATATTTTAGAATACGCAGACTTTAAAGATGATTTTGTAAACAAAATAGGTAAATACAATGTTAGTATACTTGGAGAAATATCTGATTTATATATATATGACTTTGGAATCTTTATTGAATTGTCTCCAGACGAAGAGCAAAAAGCAATGCTTGAGCAAAATATTCAAATGGCATTATCAAAAAGTGATATTAACTTGGAAGACGCTATTGATATACGTGAAATTAAAAATCTTAAACTTGCGAATCAGTTGCTAAAAGTAAAACGTAAGGCTAAGCAAGAGCAAGATCAGCAAATGGAAATGCAGAAGCAAGCTATGATTACTCAGCAACAATTAAAATCTCAGGAGTTAGCTGCTCAAGTAGCTATGCAAAAAATACAAGCTGAAACTCAAGCTAAGATGCAATATAGACAGGCGGATGTAGCTTTTGAAATTGAAAAACAAAAAGCAGAAGCTCAATTGAAAGCTCAGTTAATGCAGCAAGAGTTTAATTATAACTTACAGCTACAAGGAATGACACAGACACAACTTTCACAAAGAGAGGCTGATAAAGAAAAAGCAAAAAGTGATAGGATAAGTCAACAAAATACAGAACAATCAAAATTAATTACTCAACGAAAGAATAATTTACCTCCACAGAACTTTGAATCTAACGAGGATAGTTTAGATGGTTTTGATTTATCAGAGTTTGAACCAAGATAATGTGTTTAAATTTTACGTAACTTTGCAATTAAATTAAATTAAATCAAATGGACATTAAAGTAAGAGAAGTGTCGGCTGAAGAAAAGTCGTCTCAAGAAATAGAACAAGAACTCCTTGATAAGCATGAGGAGAAGCAACAGTCAGAGACTGGGCAAGAAACTACAGAGGTTAAAGTCGAAGAACCTCAAGAAAATGTAGAAGTAAAAGAAGAAAGTATACCAGAGGATGCTCCGGTTGAGGAGGTTAAAGTTGAAGAACCTCCACTAATGGAAACTCCTTCTGAATTAAACGAAGACGAAGTTCTTTCATATATTGGAAAAAGATATGGTAAGGAGATTAATTCTATTGATGAATTAGTTAGCCAGCGTGAAGAAAGCGAACCGCTTCCTGAAGATGTGGCTGCTTACCTAAAGTATAAAAAAGAAACTGGACGAGGTTTTGGTGATTTTGCAAAATTGCAAAAAGATTACACTGACTTAGGTCCAGATGCTTTGCTACGTGAATATTACTCTATAACTGAAGAAGGTTTAGATTCAGAAGATATAGATTTATTAATGGAAGATTTTGTGTTTGATGAAGAAATTCATGAGCCAAATGAAATTAAAAAAATAAAACTAGCAAAGAAAAAAGAAATTGCCAAAGCAAAAAAGTTTCTCAAACAACAGCAGGAACAATACAAACAGCCCCTTGAGTCAAGGGAAAGTTCTGCCACTGCTAACAATGATGAAATAATTGAATACAGGCAATATCTTGAGGCAGCTAAGACTCAAGAGGAGCAAGCAAACCACAAAAGAGAATGGTTTGTTAAAAAAAGTGATCAAGTTTTTAACACCGAGTTTAAAGGTTTTAAATTCAATATAGGTGACAACGAGGTTGTTTATACTCCAGGCAGTGCTTCTGAACTTAAGAAAGCTCAAGAGACTCCATTAAATTTTGTAAATAAATTTTTGGACAACAATGGGTATTTAAAAGACGCAGAAGGATATCACCGCTCTTTAGCAATTGCAATGAACCCTGAAAAGTTTGCACAGTTCTTTTATGAACAAGGCAAATCCCAGGCAACTGATGATGTAATACGTAAAACTAAAAATATAAATATGAGTGAGCGTAGTGCACCAGAGGTTTTTGTCAAATCAGGTTTTCAAGTGAAAGCAGTTTCTCAGCCTTCGAGCAAAGGACTGCGAATTAAGAGTATAAAAAAAACGTAATAATAATTTAAAAATAATATAACATGGCAGGACAAGTAAAAGCAACGCCAACATTCGCGTTGACTCCGAGTTCAGAAAGAACTCCAACAGCTCAAAACTATATTGTAAATTTTGATTTCTTAAATCAGTATCTACCAGATACGTATGAAAAAGAATTTGAAAGATACGGTAATAGAACGATTTCTTCATTCCTTAGAATGGTAGGAGCGGAAATGCCTACAAACTCAGACCTTATTAAATGGGCTGAGCAAGGTAGGTTACACACGAAATATACAAGCGTAGGTACAGCTGCAGCACTAGCTGCTGACCAAGCTGTATTTCAGGTAAACGATGCAATCGACCCAGCAACTGCTGAGCAAGTAATCAGAGTAGGACAAACTATTGTAGTTGTTCAAAATAATGGTTCAGGTCTTAACAAAGCAGTAGTAAGCGCAGTAAACAATGCCGGTGGTGGTAAAGGACAGTTCACAGCTGACTTTTACGAAGCAGGTGGTTTAGTAACTGCAGGTACTGGTGTTGGTAACGCAGACGTTACAGTATTTATTTACGGTTCAGAATTTAAAAAAGGAACAGCAGGTATGGTAGGTTCATTAGAATCTAACGACTTCATTTTCGACAACAAGCCAATCATCATTAAAGATACTTACAACGTATCTGGTTCTGATATGGCACAAATCGGATGGGTAGAAGTAACTACTGAAGACGGTGCTACTGGTTACCTTTGGTATTTAAAGTCTGAGCACGAAACAAGATTAAGATTCGATGACTATTTAGAAACAGCTATGATTGAAGCTGTACCAGCTGAGCAAAACTCAGGTGCTGCTGCAATTTTAGGTAGCGCAGGTGGTGCTGCTAACCCAGGTGCTGGGTCAGACGGTATCTTTTATGCTGTTGCAAACAGAGGAAATATCTGGGACGGTGGTAATCCAACTACCCTAGCAGATTTTGATTCTATCATTAGTAGATTAGACAAACAAGGAGCTATTGAAGAAAATGTAATTTTCGCAAACAGACAATTCATTTTTGATATGGACGATATGTTAGCTGCTCAAAACTCTTATGGAGCGGGTGGTACTTCTTACGGTCTATTTGACAATGACGAAGATATGGCATTGAACTTAGGATTCTCTGGATTCAGAAGAGGATACGATTTCTATAAAACTGATTGGAAATACTTAAACGACCCTACAATGAGAGGTGGTTTACCATCAGGTGCAGGTTCAGGTAAAATCAATGGACTATTAGTTCCAGCTGGTTCTACAAGTGTTTATGACCAAATTCTTGGTAAAAACGCTAAGAGACCTTTCTTACATGTTAGATATAGAGCTTCAGAAACTGAAGACAGAAGATATAAGACTTGGATTACTGGCTCTGCTGGTGGTGCTGCAACGTCGGATATCGATAACATGCAAGTAAACTTCTTGTCTGAGAGAGCTGTATGTACTTTAGGTGCAAACAACTTCTTCTTATTCCAAGACTAGTAATTAATTTTAAGGGGCGTAGCAATATGCCCCTTTTTTAAATTTTAAATTAAATTAAATCAAATGAAAAAAGAAAATACAAGTCCTAAAACGGACACAGTAAAAATTACCCCTAAAAAATCTACACCTAAATTCGTAGATAAACAATATAAACTTACAAGAGAAACACCACCTTTATCTTTGATATTAGCATCAAGGCATACTACAAGGTTTCCGTTGTTATACTTTGATGAAGACACTGGTCTTAATAGACCTTTGAGATACGCCAGGAATCAAAACTCTCCATTCCAAGATGAGCAAGATGATAACGCTATCATTGAGCCTATTGTATTTGAAGATGGATTCTTACACGTTCCTAAAAATAATCAAGTCTTACAAAAATTCATGGACTTACATCCTGGAAAAGGAAGAGTGTTTACAGAAGTAAATAAAGCAAAAGAAGCTGCTGAGTTAGTAGAAGACTTAAACTTAGAAGTTGATGCTTTAATAGAAGCAAGGCAACTTACAGTAGAGCAAGTTGAAAATGTAGCTAGAGTGTTATTTCAAAAAGACGTTTCTAAAGTTACAACAGCTGAGCTTAGAAGAGATATTTTAATATTTGCAAAACAAAACCCAGGTGGTTTTATGAATTTATTAAAAGACCCTGCTCTTAAGTTTAACGCTACTATTCAAAACATATTAGATAAAAATCTAATACAACTTAGAAATAATAAGAAAGAAGTGTGGTTTAACACAGCGTCTAATAAAAATAAGATGTGTAATATACCATACGGGGAAGACCCATTGTTCATTATAGCTTCATACTTTGAAAGCGATGATGGATTAGAGTCATATAAGCATTTAAAAGCGTTAGCAAAAAATTCGTAACTTTGTACTTTAAGTTTAACTATTAATTTTTTTACAATGCAAAAATTTTTAAATATTCCAGTAACTAATGAGCAATACCAATTGGTAGCTATTAGTGATATTGTATTAATAGAGCAAGCATCTACTACTACAGTAACAATTACTTATGGTGGTGGTAAAGTAACTACCATTACTCACGCAACAGCAGCTGCGGGAGATGAAACAGAAAGAGACACAATTGAAAGTGCAGTTGTAGCAGCATTAGCTACTTCTTGGACAAACCCAGCATATAACGTAGATAACCTACCTTATGCTGTAAGTGGAATTGCAGTAGCATAACGATTTAATCCTTCCTTTACTATCGACAGGAAAGCACCCGAATCAGGGTGCTTTTTTATTTTATGTATCTTTGTAAAAAGATTTTCAAATGATAAACTCTGTAAGAAATACTGTACTTGCTATTATCAATAAAAATAACTACGGATATATATCTCCAGGTGATTTTAATTTGTTTGCTAAACAAGCACAGCTAGATATATTTGATGAATATTTTATAAGATATAATCAGCAAATAAATGAAGAGAACGCAAGGATATCTGGGACAGGATATGCTGATATTAAAAAAGGTTATGAAGAGGTAATTGACACTTTTTCTGTTACAAAAACTTTAGTACAAAAATCTAACAACATATACTACCTTCCTAGTCAAACCACAACAGGTGATGATTATTATTTATTAAACAAAGTTTTATGTTATCAGAATAGCGTTCTGCAAGGTGAAGCTGAAAAAGTAAGTTTAAATAAAATTGATTTATTGAATAAATCTCTTTTAACTGCTCCTTCATCTCAATACCCAGCTTATACTCAAAAAGGTGACTCTATAACCATTTTTCCTACAACATTTAACGGGGCTTTAGATATACAAGGAACGTATGTGCGATATCCTTTAGATCCTAAATGGACTTATGTTACTTTGTATAACGGTGAGCCATTGTTTGACCAGACGCAAAATGATTATCAAGACTTTGAGCTGCCAATTGATGACTTAAATAATTTAGTAGCAAGAATACTACAATACGCAGGTATATCAATAAGAGAGGCTGATGTATTTCAGTTTGGGCAAATAGAAGAACAGCAACAAAATTAAACTAATACATAATTATGGCATATATTAATCAAAGAAAATATTATACTAACGACGGTCTTGCACCTACAGACAGTAATTGGGGTTCTTATCAATACGTAAGTTTAGACAACATAATGACTAACTTTGAGTTGATGTATGATGGAAATCATTCGTTGGTTAATAATGAAAATAGATATAAAATATTATTTCACGCAAAAAGAGCAATACAAGAATTAAACTACGATGCTTTTAAAGAAATAAAAGCGTTAGAATTAACAGTATATGATGACCTACGTTTTGTTTTACCATCGGATTATGTAAACTGGGTGAAGCTTTATTTATTTGAAGGTAACACTTTAAGAGAGCTAACTGAAAATATTCAAGTACAATCCTCTATTCAATATCTTCAAAACTCAACTGCTGTATTTGGATATGATGGAAACAATAATGTATCAACTATAGAATCAAGTTTAGATGCTTCAAGAAAAAGCGGATCTTTGAATAGTATTTATTTAAATCAAAACAATGAAGGGGATGTTAATGAAAATTGTATTGATTGTGATGATGATATCTACAACTCAAGAATTGGAGCTAGATATGGTTTAAATACAGAAACTGCTAATATAAATCCTACGTTTACTATAGATAAAAAAGCTGGTGTTATTAATTTTGATTCTACTATGGCAAACCAACAGTGCGTATTGCAATATATATCTGATGGTATGGAAAATGGAGATAACTCAAACATAAGTGTAAATAAATTATTTGAAGAATATATTTATGCTTATATACAATATGCTATTTTAAATAGTAAATTTGGAGTGCAAGAGTATATTATTAATAGAGCAAGAAAAAACAAACAAGCTTTATTGAGAAATGCTAAAATCAGGTTAAGTAACATTCACCCAAGCAGATTGCTTATGAATCTTAGAGGTGAAGATAAGTGGATAAAATAAAATGGCAAACATTCAAAGAAATTTTGTAGCTGGGCGTATGAACAAGAGCCTTGACGAAAGGCTTATACCAAACGGAGAGTATATAGACGCTTTGAATGTTAGGCTTGGTTCTACTGAAGAATCAGAAATAGGTGCGGTAGAAAATGCTAAAGGAAATGTTCAAGTTACGTCTCTACAATATATAGATGGAACTGCTTTAAGTAGTTCTGCTAGATGTATCGGTGCATTTGAGGATGGTGCTAATGAAACCATTTATTGGTTTGTTCACGACCCTGCATTTACTGTAGGGGCAACTGGAAAATTAGATTTAATTGTTTCTTATAACGTAATTACAGGGGGATTAATATATCATGTTGTTAGTATTAATAATGGAGGTGGAGCTAATACTACTTTAAATTTCAACCCAAATTTTCTTATAACCTCTGTAGGTAAAATAGATAATTTAATTTTTTTTACAGATAATTTAAATGCTCCAAGAGTTGTAAATATAAATTTTAATTACTCTGTTCCTTTTAATAATGTAGATCAGTTTAGTAATGAAGAGTTATTAGTAATTAAAAAACCTCCTCTAGCTGCACCAACATTGAATTTATTAAGCACTTCTTTACAAGATTCTTTTTTAGAAGACAATTTTATTTGTTTTGCATACAGGTATAAATATTCAAATGGCGAATATTCAGCTGTTTCACAGTTTAGTGAACCAGCTTTTCAACCAAGTTTTTTTGAATTTTCTCCAAATAGTTTTTTAAACGAGGGAATGGTTAATTCCAAAAATGCAGTACAAATTACATATAACACAGGAAGTTCATTAGTAGTTGGTATAGATTTATTGTTTAAAGAAGCTAATGATCCTACTATTAAAATAATAGAAAGAATAAAAAAATCTTCATTAGGACCACATAACACTAATGCAACTTATGTTTTTACAAACAGTAAAATATTTACTGTTTTACCTGAAAGTGAAATTCTAAGATTATACGATAATGTTCCAAGACAAGCTAAGGCTCAAACATTAATGGGCAATAGACTTATATATGGTAACTATACTGAAGGTTATAACTTAATCGATGTAAACAGTCAACCACTAAATTTACAATACACACTTGCATTAGAAACTCAAAACGCTAGTGGAGTAGATTTAAATTCTTCTAATTCATTAGCATTTAATTATACAGCTTTTGGTAATAATCTAAACGTAACTACTGCTGGTTTTACTTTTGATTTAGGTGGATATGAAAGTAAATTAATTCAAGGAGCAAGTTTAAATTTTGCTTTTACCTATCAACATTTATCTTACAATGGAACAGATACTCCAACTCAACTACAAGGAGAAACACTGATTAATTTTCAGTATGTTTTAGTTGATAACTATTCTACAGTTTCAGATTTATATAATAGCTCAGATTTTCAATCTAAACTAGGCTTAATAAGTTCTGCAATTCAAACTGTAGCAGATGCTCAGAATGGTTTAGGTGTAACATTAACAGATGCGTTTAATTTTTCTTTATCACCAACTTTATCAGGTGGAGGATTTAGTTACTCTTTAAATCAAACAGGATTAACGTCAAGCACAAGCTCAGTTCCTCCATCAACCAATAAAGGTGAACCAATTACTTCCATACTAAACGGAACTGAAATACAGCTAATATTTCCTGTAGCTCAATATATTCAAACATCACCAGGAACAAGTAATTTAATTGTATCCTATAATACCTTTACATCTATTACCGCTATATTGCAAGCTACTGCAGATTCACAAAGTTTGCATAGTAATAGAGGTTATGAATTAGGTATAGTATACATGGATGAATTTAACAGGGCTTCGACAGCTTTAGTTAGCAATAATAATACTATAAATATACCATGCAGAAATTCTAATACTTTAAATAAAATTATTGCAACAATACCAACTAGTCAAAGAGCTCCTTATTGGGCAACAAGATATAAGTTTGTATTAAAACCAGATAGAACAACTTATGAGACTATATACTCAAGCATATTTATTAATGACCCAAATTCTAATAATACATTTTTACTATTAGAAGGAGATAATATTGCTAAAGTTGAAGAAGGAGATAGATTAATTGTAAAAAGAGATGCAAACGGTCCTGTTGAATCTTGTGTATTCGCAACTGTTTTAGAAAAACAAACACAAGTTGCGGACTTTATTACCCCTGACAGTGGGAATCCTGTGCCAGGTGGGACGTATATGAAGATGAACTCTCAAGATTTTTCAACTGAAGAAAGCGCTGATGATATTATTTCTTTAGGAACTTTTCAACAAACTGCAGATAATCCTCAAGAAAATCCAGTCGCAGCATATCCTTTTTATACTTCATCAGGAGGTACAAGCACGAATTACAATGTGCCTAGCGGAAGTAGAATAGTAATGAAAATAAAACAACGAAGAGCAGGTGGCGGCGGAGGCTGTGAAGAAAGAGAAAGTGTAATTGAGAAACAATTTATTGCGCAAGATACTTACACAGACATGTATCAATGGTTTATTAATAGCAATGCAACCTTTGTAATAGAAAATGATGCTATTACTTTTACTGGAAACCCTTCAGATCCAGTAGGAAACGTTGTTATTTCAGGTTTAGTTCCTGGTTCACCTACAGGAACTCCACAATCTAATGGATACGCAGGAGATAATTTAGGCAACGCCACAATGTTTACTATATTTGGTGGTCAATCTAATAGTCCATCGACTTCTAGTGATTTACTTTTAAATAACTATTATAGATTTTATCAAAATGGAACAGACAGCACATATTCTTTATTAGTAAGTGGTACTGAAGCTTGTAATAATGCTGGTTCATCAAGTAGATATAGATCTCGTGTTGAAATTACATTTACTGTGTTTAGAAGAGATTCAGTTGTTGTGTTTGAAACAAAACCACAAGAAGCTTTACCAGATGTATGGTATGAAAATGACCAATCTTATTCTATAGACTCTTTGGGTAACCACAGCGGTAACGTAACCAATCAAAATATATCTACAGGTGTTGCAGGGGTTGTAAATACTGAATTTTTTAATTGTTTTGCTTTTGGAAATGGGGTAGAAAGTTACAAAATAAGAGATGCTTTAAATGGTAAATCATTTAATTTAGGTAACAGAGTCTTCTCAACTTCTAATATAGATTATAAAGAAGCCCATAGGTTTGCTGATTTAACTTACAGTGGTGTATATAATGATGAAACTAATGTCAATAAATTAAATGAATTTAATTTAGGTCTAGCAAATTTTAAACCACTTGAAGAAAGCTATGGAGATGTTGAAATATTATATGGTAGACGAACTGATATACTTGTTTTACAAGAAGATAAAATATCATACGTTCTAGCTTCCAAGAATATTATATCAGATTCTACTGGAGGAGGTTTAGTTGCCTCAGTTCCAGAAATTTTAGGAAACCAAATAGCACGTTTGGAAAACTATGGTATTAGTAATAACCCAGAAAGTTTTGTGGCTTGGGGTGAAAATAAATATTTTACTGATGTAAAAAGAGGAGCTGTTTTGCAACTAATAGGAGGTTCTATTTCTGATGAAAGATTAATAGTTATATCGGAAACTGGTATGAGAAGTTGGTTTAGGGATTTATTTACTGAAGCATTTACCACTCAAAAATTAGGAGGATATGACCCTTACATGGATGAGTATGTTTTAACTTCTAATACAATCTTAAAACCGGAAATACCAGTTTGTATAGCTTGTGGTGTCACGCAAGACATAACTATTATAGCAAATAAAGATTTTGTGTATTGTGTAGATGTTACTGAACAAATAGGTTTGGTAACTGTTAGCTATGTAATTCCTCAAGAAGGAGAACAAGATATTGAAAGTGAAACAAGTGTTCTTATGACTGACGAGTCTGGAAATCAACTAATTACAGAAGGGTCTCAATCTCAAGTTGGTTATACAATAAAGGCTATTTATAAAGGTGTAACATATACATCAGGCTCTGTTACTGCTTCAGGTAGTTTTACATTTAATAAAAATGTTCCAAATGTACAAGAGGTTACAATAGTGGTTAGCTCAAATTCTAACCAAAACGATACTATTCAGATTAATGTAAGCTGTCCAAGATCAGGCGCATTAAACATATATAACATTTGTGTTACTGATCCACTTGAAGCTGGACAATTTATACATAACGAATTTGGTTGGACTGACGGTGTGACTGTTTCACCTACAGAATCTAATTTAGTAGAGTTTGGAAGTACTTCATCATCGTTTGCTATCTCACAATACCAGTTATTTTCTGGACCGCAGGGAAGTGGAGTTTTTCCAGTTGACGGGTCTACTGTAACTATTTCTTCAAACAAAATTAATTTTGATGATTTTGTATTTAACCCTTCAACAGATAGATTAAAATATTTAAGAACAAACACTTTTTATCAAAATAATGTAACAGATATAACAAGTTTACTTTCTTTAGCAATTGATGCAACACCAATATCTACAGTTAACGCTCCAACAATTTATTCGGCAGATTTCACAATGCCAGCAAACGGAAGTATTTTATATTTAGTGTGGGATTATAGGTCTACTGGCACACCTACGCCTACACCAACTCCAGTTCCAACTGTAACACCGACACCAACTGTAACACCGACACCGACTGTAACACCGACTCCAACACCTACACCTACACCTATTGTGTATGATTATAGAGAATATACTCAGTGTGGAGGCGGAAGCACTCAAGTATTTAGGTTGCCTTCAGGAGGTACATTTGCTCCTGTTGTAAAGCATAGTGGTGTTTGTTATGAAAGTCCTTCTGTAACAGGATTAACTAGTACAGTAGATATAGTAGAAACTTATACAGATTGTTCTTTATGTGCATCTGCTACTCCTACTCCAACTCCTACTCCGACTGCGACTCCAGTTCCGACTGCGACTCCAGTTCCGACTGCGACACCTACACCTACACCTACACCTTCTTGTACTGAGTGGACATTAGCTTGTCCAAGTGGAAGTGGCGGTTGTAACTACTCATACACTGACTGTAATGGAAACACACAAACAGGAGTATTGCCAGGAGATTTTGATGTTGACGTATGTGTATTAAACGGAACAACACCTATAATAAGCGGTGGTACTGCAACTAACTCAGGAGTAAGTTGTAGTCCAACTGTTACTCCAACTCCGACAGTTACTCCGGTTGGCCCAACACCAACTCCAACCCCTACTCCGACTCCTACGTTTGGATATAATTATTACACTGTTACAATTTGTCCAGGACAAGGTAGTGCAACTTATATCAATGTTAGAGTAGCAGATGCTAGTGGAGATGCTCCGGGTGATATAGTATTAATGGCTGATGGCAGATGTTACGAGATAGATGAAACAAGTTCAACTGTAAACGCTAATGATTATACTAATTCTTACATAGATTGTGATACTTGTATAGCAAATAATCCTACACCTACACCTACACCTACACCTACACCTACACCTACACCTGGTGGTTGTAATGAATGGGATTTAGAAGGAGGGCCAGGTTCAGTTGGCAACTTTAGTTATACTGATTGTAGCGGTGTATCACAAACTGAAAGTGTAGATGATGGAGATTCAGCATCAGTTTGTGCATTAGGGGTGCCTACTTTAACAAGTGGTATTGGAACTGTTACTTTAGTAGGAGTCTGTGTTACACCTACACCAACAGCTACACCGACACCTACGCCAACACCTGGAGGCCCAACACCAACTCCAACTCCGCCATCACCTACGCCGACGCCAACTATAGCTTATGATAACTATACAATAACAAGATGTGATGGTGGATTTAATAATTACACCGTGGGTAGAGCGCTTGCAAACACATTCCCAACTAACACTGTACTGTTGATGCCTGATGGAAATTGTTATGAAATTATTGATCCGACTTTTACTCTAGGTACATTTGCAAATGCGGTATATACAGATTGTAACTCATGTACTACACCGACACCTACGCCAACGCCTACACTACCTCCTACACCTACACCTACGCCTGGAGGTCCAACACCTACGCCAACGCCTAGTCCAACGCCAACAGCTACTCCTACGCCTACACCTACGCCTGGAGGCCCAACGCCTACGCCTAGTCCAACGCCTACGCCTACGCCTGCACCTTGTATTGGAATTGAAGTTGGATACTCCTCTGGCCTTTATTATGGTTGTTGTGTACCTCCAGATAATAGTGGTATTAAATACTTTAATGCAAATTCTGTAGCTACAGCTACAAGAATCTATGATGGGTTTACTTGTTCAACATTAGAAAGTGGCACAATATATGTTAGCGAATTTGGTTCTACTTATTATGAATTTTTTAACGGAGTTAAAACTGCAGGACCAATATCATGTCCATCATGTCCGTAAAAACAATAGAATTTATTAAAAATGTTAATAAGCATTTAAATAATAATGTAATTATTTTAGGCGGATGGTCTAAATTTTACAACGGCTACAATTCTAATTATGACAAACATTGGGTTGATATAAGTATTACTCCTGACTCAATAGACTTAGTATCTCAATTAGGCATCAAGCTTGAAATCACAGGAGGTCATTCATGGGGAAATTATATTAATAATCAGTTTACAGTAATGTGTGGAATAAAACCTAATAGAAATTTTTTAGATGTATTTGTTGCAGATAAATTAGAGGGATATAATATAATTGATGGTTTAAAAATATTAACCCCTCAAGCTTCTATTGATTGGCATCAAAAAGCTTATGAACAATTAGGTCACCCCTGGTTGCTTGAAAAAATTACAAAACTTAAAACACTATACGGTATTTAATATTTTTTTAATTAATTTATAATTAATAACTTTAATCAAATTTAATCTAATATAATAATGTCAAAAAATAGTATATTCATCCAAATTGCAGCGTACCGTGACCCAGAATTAGTACCTACATTAAATTCATTATTTGACAACGCAGAATTTCCCAATAATATAAAAGTATGTGTTGCGTGGCAGCATTCAGAAGAAGATGAGTGGGATAATTTAGGTAAATACAAAAAAGACAAAAGGGTTAAAATATTAGATATACCTTTTAATGAAACACATGGAGCGTGTTGGGCACGTAATTTAATACAGCAAGAATATAATAATGAAAAATATACATTACAACTTGACAGTCACCACAGGTTTGTAAAAAATTGGGATGTTAAGTTGATTAAAATGTATGAAGGTCTGCAAAAATCAGGTCATAAAAAGCCATTGCTCACTACTTACGCAACAGCATACGACCCAAATAATTTTGACATTAAAAATAACGCTGAAGTTTGGGGAATGAAATTTGATAGATTTACACCTGAAGGTGTAGTGTTTTTCCTTCCTTATACAATGGAAGATACAAGTAAACCTCTACCAGCAAGGTTTTATTCAGCACACTTTGCTTTTACAACAGGTAAACACGTAGAAGAAGTTCAGCATGATCCTTCTTTTTACTTTCACGGTGAAGAAATTACTCTTGCTGTTAGGTCTTTTACTCATGGTTATGATTTATTTCATCCAAATGAAATAATTGCTTATCACGAATACACAAGAACAGGTAGAACAAAACATTGGGACGATGATACAACTTGGGTAGAAAAAAATACACACACACATAATAGAGTAAGACAGCTATTAGGAGTAGATGGTGAAGTTTGTTCTCCTTGTAATGAAAAACATTTTGGTGTCTATGGTCTTGGTAAAGAAAGAACTTTAAATGATTACGAAGAATATAGCGGGATTAGATTTAGTGATAGAGCTATTAGACAATCATGTTTAAATAATGAAATACCAACATTAGGTATAAAAAATGAACTGTATCATCTCAAATTCAGTCACATATTAAATTTACATGGGAATCAATTCCAATATAATGATTATACTTTTTGCGCTATAATATTTGAAGATGAACAGAAAAAAGAATTATGGAGAAAAGACATAACTCATTTAAATCAGTTAATAAAAAATAAAGATAATTTTAATATACCGGTAGAATCAAATACTCAAAAACCCTCTAATATAATTGTTTGGGCACATTCAGCATCTAATGGTTGGGCTGAACGATTAGACATTCCTGTTTAATGTTAATACCTAAAAAAATATTTCAAACATTTGAAACCACTCAGTTACCTGAAGGTATGAGTAAAGCTTGTTTAAGTTGGAAAATAAAAAATCCTGATTGGGAATATTATTTTTTTGATAAAGACAATAGAGTAGAATTTATAAAAAAACATTTTAATAAAGATGTATTACAAGCATACCTTACTCTAATACCTGGTGCTTTTAAAGCTGACTTGTGGCGATATTGTGTATTGTATATTGAAGGTGGTGTATATATAGATGCTGACACAATATGTGAACTTCCATTAAATAATTGGATATTGGGTGATAATCATTTCATAGCAACACGAGATGATCCTATGGCTCATAAATGGTTAGGCAATGCTTTCATAGCTACTGTACCTCAGAACCCTATATTGAAAGATTGTATTGATAGAATTGTAAAACATTGTCAAGGCAAACAAGAAATGTTTTATTTAGACTATACAGGACCAGCATTATTAGGTAAATGTGTAAACAAAGCATATAATAGAGGTGAAGAAACAGATTATGAAATAGGTCAATTAGGTAATTTATATGTTTTAAAACATGATTTTGGCAGAACCAAATATGTTAATCATGAAGGTAAAGATATATTGCACGTAGAATATCCAGGCAAATTACAAGAAATGGAATCTATTGGTAATAAAAAGTTTTGGGATTATGTTCAAGAAGATAAAATATTTCGTTTTATACCTCATAATTTAATTTATACATCTTATGATGTTTTAGATGTTAATGATTATATGATTGATTCGTTCAAAGAAAAAAACCCACATTATAATTTTCTTTATTTTAATCAAAACGCAGTTGATAATTGGTTTGCTAATTCCATATACAATGATGCTTATAAAACATTAAATGAACGAGGTGAAAAAAGTGATTTCTTTAGGTATTGTTATTTGTATGAAAATGGAGGCGTATATGCTGACACTGATGTTTATTGTAATCAACCATTAGACAACTTTATTGAATATCAAGATTTAGTTGTTGGTTTAGAAGCAAATACATCATTAGGAATATTTGATGATATAGTAGATAAAATAAATGATAACTACGTAAGTGTGTGTAATTGGTTTATAGCAACTAAACCTAAACATCCAGCATTATCAAAATTAATAAATGATATAATTGCAAATCCAAAAAATGGTGTATTACAAAATACAGGACCAGGTAGATTTACAAAACATATCTTAGATTATTTTGGTAGACAACATAATTTCGAGAACGATATAAATAAAAATAAATCACAACTATTATCAATAAATAGATTTGGTAGTAATCAATCGCATTCTAATGCTAAAAAATATAGTAATCCATTTGAAATAAAGGATGATGATATATACATCACGCACATGTTTGAAGGAACTTGGAGAACAAGTAAACAAAATGATTTACAAATTATTGAAACTGAATATTGTTCACATAATTTATCTTTGATACCAATATCAAATGGTTATAAAGGTGTAGCACGTGTAGATAGAGATACATCAAGAACTGAATTTATGAAAAAATTAGGTGATTGTAGGACACTGTATGAATTTAAATTTGATAAAAACTTAAAATTAATTGATTATAGTGAAAAAGAAATCAAGTACGATTACTTAGCTAAATTCGAGGATTATAGGTCATTCATCTATAAAAAGAAAATGTATCATTCGGTAGCATACATAGATGAAAATTGGAATACAAGAATAGGATTATTAGATAGAAATTATTCTTTTATAAAAGATATAGATGTAGAAGAACCTAATAGAATGCGCTTTGGTGTTGGTGATGAAGTAATGTGGGAAAAAAATTGGTTGTTCTTTATTCACAATAATGTTTTACATTTTATATATAATACATCTCCTAACTTTGTCGTTTATAGAGATAAAGGTAATTTTGAATTTGAAAAAATAATAGATGTTGAAAATAAATTTAATAATAAATTTCCTGAAGATGAATTATATTTTAGTGCTAAAGTAAAAGTAGGTGGTTCAACACAACCAATTTGGTTTGAAGAACAACAATGTTATATTTATTTAGTTCATACAAAAATATACAAAGAAAGAACATACAATCATTTCGCTGTAAAATTAGATAAAGAACTAAATATAATAGATATAAGCTATAAACCATTAATACCAGCGAAAATAGGATATGCTTTGTTTTTTATTACAAGGTGGTTTGAGAAAGGGGATAATGTAGTTATGAGCGGAGGATTAGAAGATAATAAAAATTGGATCTGGGAAATACCTAAGTCAAAAATATTTAATTGTTTTAATTAAAAAAGCAAGATAAAAGACATTGCATTTAAATTCGTAAATTTGTAACAATATTTAGCGGATGGCTTGTAACATTTATATATTATCTTGTCCCATAGGAGCAGTAGGGGATGAGTGTACGTTTGAAATTGATTGTTGTAGTGGACAACTAATTAACTACACTATGCAGCCCGATAGCATTATTGAGGCTTGTGTACTCGAAGAAGGAGCAGTTACTGTAACATCTATATCTGGTTCAGCCTCTGACACTACCGACCCATGTTCTTCAGATTGTGGCGATATTCCAATATCACCTACCCAAACACCTACACCAACACCAACAGCTACTCCTACGCCTACACCTAGTCCTACGCCTGGAAGCCCTACATCCACTCCTGGGCCAACGCCTACGCCGACTCCAACACCTACACCAATAAGTGTCCAGTGTTATGAATGGACTTTAGTGTGTCCAAGTGGAAGTTCTGGGTGTAGTTATCAGTACATAGACTGTGATGCAGTTACTCAGACAGGGACACTTGCCCCTGACCAAGATGTAGATGTTTGTGTTTTATTTCCAGAGACACCACAAATAACTAATGGTACAGCAATAGAAACGGGTGATGCGTGTACCCCAGGGCCGACGCCTACACCAGGGCCACCAACACCGACACCAACACCTTCAACAGGATGTACAGAATGGACTTTAACATGTCCTAGTGGTGCTACAACTTGTAATTATTTTTATACAGATTGTGATAATGTAGTACAAAACGGTACTTTATCGTTTGATCAAGATATAGATGTTTGTGTAAAAGATAATACTACTCCAACTGTACAAAATGGAAGCGCTCAAAATCAAAATGTTGGATGTGTTACAACTACTCCTACGCCAACGCCAACGCCTAGTCCAACGCCAACTCCAGCAGGTCCGACGCCAACGCCAGGGCCTCCTACGCCAACTCCTACTCCTACTCCTACAGTACCACCTCCGACTAGTGTTGTACCACCAATACCTTCTCCAGTAGAAACGGAGTATACTTTAACATATAGTCAAACATCAAAAGGATAACCATCGTTTTATTCATACATACCTGATTATATGCTTGGTATGAATCAATATTTTTATACATTTAATGGAGGTAATTTATATCAACACAATGCCAATGGAAGTAGAAATAATTTTTATGGGCAGCAATATAACTCTCAAATTACAACGGTGTTCAATCAAAACCCCCTTGAGAATAAAATATTTAAAACTATTAATTTAGAGTCTGATCAAGCTTGGCAAGCAAATTTAGAAACTGATATACAGGAAAACGGATTTATAGAAAGCACTTGGTTTGAAAAAAAAGAAGGATCTTATTTTGCATATCTAAGACAGACAGGTGAAGTTCCAGCTTTACCAGGTCAATACGCAATGAGATCAGCGAATGGTATAGGAAAGTCTACAAGTTTTTCAACAATAGGAAATACAACTACTTTAAACTTTTCAACAAATCCATTAGTTAGTATAGGGAGCATTGTAAGTATAGGTGACTATTTATATTTTTCTTTACCAAGCTATACAACAATTAGTTTAGGTGGACGAATAACAAATATAACTGTAGATATTCCGTCTGGAATAAATCAAATTTCAATTGATACAAGTATTACTGGAACATCGCCTATAACAATTCAAGATTCATATATACTATTTATTAAGAGTTCGGTTGCTGAATCACATGGTTTACTTGGACACTACTGTATATTTACTCTGATTAATGAAAGTTCTAAAGCAACCGAATTGTTTGCTGTTGAATCGGAAGTAATGAAAAGCTATCCGTAAAAATTAGTATCTTTGCAGTAGTATGGAGTTTAGTATAAGAAAATTAAATCCATCTGATTATGACGATGTATTGATAGGTTGGTGGAAAGATTGGGGTTGGCAAGCGCCAGCTCAAGATTTTTTACCAGAAAATGGCGAAGGTGGTTTGATGGTAATGGTAGATAACAAGCCTGTTTGCGCAGGTTTTATGTATGTTACCAACTCAAAGGTAAGTTGGGTTGATTGGATAATATCGGATAATAAAATAGAAGATAAAGCATTGAGACACGAGGCAGTTAAATTTTTAGTTAGTACCTTAACAAATATATGTTCACAAAACGGTGGATATATTTATGCTCTATTAAGACACGATGGTTTAATTAAAACTTATGAAGACCTTGGGTATGTAAAAGGAGATAGTTATACACACGAAATGATAAAAAAAATATAATATGGCATTAGGAACTACAGGAGCACTAATTGCTTCAGCAGCTATACAAGCAGGAACATCTGCAGCAGGTTTCGCTCAAGCTGGAAAAGCTCGTAAAGAAATGAAAAAAGCAGAAGCTGAGGCAGATAAAGCTATGGCTGCAGCAAGAAAAAAATTAGAAGTAAATTATTTAGCAGGTCTTAGTATTGCAAAAGAACCTTATGAATTAGCAAGAGAAAACTTATTGCAACGTTCAGCAGCACTTACTCAAGCGGGTGTAGAAGGTGAGACGAGAGGGGCGGCAGCAACTGCAGGACAAGTTCTTATGGCTGGTCAAGCACAAGCTGCTCAACAAAGAGCTTCTATGTCACAGGAAATGAATAGACTGCAAGAATTAGCGGCGAGAGAAGAATCAAGATTACAAAGCGCTAGAGTTGATATAGATTTAGGAGAAGTAAAAGGAGCTCAGCAAGCAGCAGCGGATTATCAAGATGATATGGTAGCAGCTCAAAAAGGAGCTATAAATAATTTAGCGGGAGCTTTAACAACAGGGGTTCAAGTATTATCTAAAAATCCATTTGATGTAACTAAAGCAGCAGGAACGTCAGGCGCAGCGCCAAGCTTAGGAACTTATAGCGGTACAGATTATAGTAATTTTGGGCAGGACTTAATTAGCTTTGACTCAACGATTCCTAACCTAAATAATGATCCTTTCTATCAATTCATGCAACCAGGAGTATCAGCACCTAAATTAGGATAATATATTATGGCAACAAAATACGGATATGTAAGTAGAGATACAGCGAATCGTCAAATAGACTGGGGTGCTATAGGAACACAGGTGTCTGATGGTATTACTAAAATCACAGAAGACAGAAAGGAAAGAAGAGAAGATATATTAACTAAAAGCACGGACTATGCAAAGATGCTTATTGATATGCCTATGGGCTCTAACACAGCCTTCAATGAATACCTTGCACAATTTACTACTCAAGCATCCAAAGCTGCTCTTGCAGATTTAAATTTATTGAAAACAGGTAATATATCTGAACAAGAATATTACAACCGAAGAGCTAACCTTTTATCAGGCACAGAGCTTATGATAGCAGGCGCTAATAACTTTAATAAAAATTATGATTTAATTCAAGAAAGAATAGACAATGGTACTGCTTCAGCTGTAGAGATAAAGTATAGAGAAAAGATGGCTCAACTTTTAGAGTTTGGTAACCGTACTCCATTTATAAATCCTGACACTAGAGAGGTTAATACTGCAAGGCTAGCGCCTAGTGGTATAATGGAAACCACTGTAGAGGATATAGCATCAGCTTCAGATATGTTTAGAATATCAAACTTTCAATTAAATAAGTTTGACATGAACAGTGCGATTGAAGACATTACAAAAAACATAGGTATACAGGATGTTACCATAACACCTGAAATGGTAAGAAAAGCTCAAAGTGAAGGCAGACCAATAGGCGCAGTTGGAACAAGAGTAAAGGGTGCATTTAATTCTGCATTGATGAGTGAAAAAGAAACTGAATTAGCTAAGAAAGACTATGTTAGTTCTTATTTAAAATACGATAGCGCTGTTATTAGTATACTTGCTGATTATGTGCCAGGGTATGATGTAACATTAGATCCGTTTGAAGTAGATGAAAAAACAGTTTTAATCGGCAGGAATGGTGCGTATGAAATAACTGATGAACAAAGAAAAGCAGCTGAAGAGTATATGATAGATAGACTAGATAAAGCGTTGCCTGAAAGTGTAGATACTTCTAAAGTTGAAACAGAATTAGATAAAAGATTAAAGACAGCACAAGTTGAAAGAGCTGAAGGTTTAGCTGATATAGTTAAAGAAGAACTTGAGGATTTAAAGTTAGATCAAGATAGTGAAGACGAGGCAGTAAATGATATTACTAATTTTGTTAAAAATGAATTTCCTATACCTGAAACATTTGTTAAAAATCAAACAAATGTTAAATCATTATTAACATCTGGATTACAAAATTTAGGATATACATTTGGTAAGTATAATAAAGACTCAATAACAGTAAATGTTCCGGGTGGAGACTCTTTCCAAGTTAGTATAGCGGGAATTGATGACGCTGAGGGAATTGTAAATAAAATTGTTGAAGCTGTATTTATAAATAAACCTATTACAGACATAGCTAAGTTAGCTAAAGTAAGAGGCGTATTAACTGCAACACAGCAAACTGAAGAAACACCAGGTGAGGAAGTTGTAGAAGAGGGTGTAACAAAAACAGGTATATTAGATTAGTATGGATGAAATTAAAAAACTGTATGACGTTTTAAGTAGAGACGGATACTATACTAAGTCATTCGAGGATTTTCAGGTGCAGTTTGCTAGTCCAGAATACATTGATAAAGTTTTTAATGTTGTATCAAACGATGGTTTATATACAAAAGATAAAGATAGTTTTGTAGAAAAATACACCTTAAAAAAAAAAGAAGATACGGAATTACCATTGGTCGATGGTTTATCGGAGCGATCCGAAGCACAGAAAAAATTTGATGCGGCAGGTAAAAGATTATTGGCAGGCGCTGCTAGAATACCTACCTATGTAGCTGAAATGACAGCCGCAGGGGTCGGAATGTTTAACCCAGAATTTAAAGATTATTACAATAGTTTGTCTATAGACGATAGAGAAACTTTTTTAGCAACTGTTTCAAAAGGTGTAAGCCCAGGCACAACTACAGGTTCTTTACTTGGATTTCAGGATGTAGGTAATGAAGCATTTAGTAGATTAACTAAAGAAGCTGAGGCAATAGAGTCAACATTAGAAACTTTTGATACGGGAATTACAGAGGATATTTTTTCCGAAAATGTAGGAAGAGGTTTGATCAGATTGCTTAATGAAGTTTATGGAGCTATACCATCTGTGGCTGCTGCATTTACTCCTGGAGGTATTGCTGTGATAGGTGCGGGGGAAGCTGCCTCTAAAAGTAGAGAGCTACAAGAACAAGGTAAAGATTTAAATTTAAGAACTGCTATCAATGCGACTGGTTCTGGTATAGCTGAGGGTATATTTGAAGGAGTGACAAGAAATTTAGGTAAAGGCTTATTTAAAAGCCTTGCAGGTAAAACAAAAGAAGAGGCTTTAATAGGAATTACAAAAGCTTTTAGAGGTGTTCTTAAAGGTATGGGGCTTGAAGGTAGCTCAGAGGTTGGAACTTTACTATCCCAGAAAGCATTAGATAAGTGGGTAACACAAGATGAGGATGCTTTTGTAGATATAATAAAACAAGGGTTAGATACATTTCTAATTGGAGCTGCGGTTGGTGGCCCAATATCAGGTTTAGATGTTGGTCTTAGAAAATATACTCAAGTATTAGCTGGAAAAAATTTAAATAAAACTATTGAAAAAACTAAGTATGATGATTTAGTTTCTGCATTTACACCAGCTGAAGGTAAACCAACTTTAGAATTAGATCAAATAGATATTATTAATGATTCAAACGCTAAAACATTTCTTGAAGGAACGCTTTTGAAACAAGTTAAAAGAAGTGAAATCTCTCAAGATGCAGCTGATAAAATATTAGAATCTTATGATAAGACTGTTTCATTATATTACGATGTAGCTAATTTAAATTTAACAAGAGAACAGCAAATCGAAGCTGCAGGTCTTATAGAAGAAAAGAAACAAATACAAAATTTAATTGCAGGTAAAGATGAAGCATTAGTTAAAAAAGAAAGAGACAGAATAAATGAAATAAATGCAGAGCTAGAAAAAATTAGTGAAGAAAGCGGTGGAGTTACCACAATAAAAGAAGCTACTAAAGAAGATGCTTTAAAAGCATTAGCAGAAGAGGGTGTATTATCACCAACAGATGAACAGATATTAAATAAATTAGATGAATTAACAAAAATTAAAGAAGATGCCATTCAAGAGCCAAGCCCAGAGAAGGTGGATGTACAAGAACCTGCCCCAGATAGCGAAGCAGTGGGAGCGAGAGACATCCAACAACAGCCAATTACCAGAGAGGTTACACCCGAGCAAGTCGAAACAACAACGCAACCAACCGAAGAGATCGAAGCTGAGGTTGAGGTTACGCCGAGCGAGGTAATTACTGAGGAAACTGTTAAACAAATAGGTGATTTTGAAGTTACTATATCGCCTGAAAATAAAGTTACAAGTATAAAGAAAAAAGGAAAAGAGTTATCTACAAGAGGTAAAAAAGTTGCAGAGAAAAAACTGATAGAAGAAGGAGTTATAGAATTGATGCCATCCGAAAAAGTAAATATAGAAGGTATAACTAATCCAATAGAAATTACACAAAAAATATTAGACGAAAGCACAAACCCTGCAGAGCTGGCTCAAGCAATTCAATCAGTTGGTATAATTAAAAAAGAACAAAAAGATATTTTAAAACAGACTAAAGAATCTGGCTTGCCTTCTTTGTTTGGAACAAAATTTACTCCTGAATCTATTGTAAGTGTTATAGGTTTAAAGCCGTCTGAACTTGGACAGGGTTTTAGTAGGACTTGGGTAAGTAAAACAGGTGAGAATTTAGAAGATGGATTTATAGATCCTAATGGAGTGGAGTTTAATAGTAATCAAGTTGCAGAATTTATACAAGACAATCCTAATATTACTGAGTTTAACAATTCAATTACAAAATCTGTAACTCAATTAGTAGACGGTTTAAAAAATAAAATACAAGATATTACTGGAGTTAATACAAGTGCTGGGAATATTAAATTGATGGCAGAAACTACTCCTGAAGATATAGCAGAAGTTGCAGAGAAAGCAATATTTGAAGCCCAAAGAAAAGCAGAAGAAAAACCTATTATAGAAAAGGAAATAAAAGAAGAGAAAGTAAAAGTTGATAAATTAAAAAAACCTGAAGAGGTAGAAAAAGATATTGCAAAACTTTCCCCACATTTAAACACTGTTACAAATAAAGTTTTAAAAACTAACTTTGATAACTTTTTTATTAAAATAAAAAATATATTTCTTAGACCTTTAGGCAGACAAAAAGAAAATATTATTCAAGAACAAATTAGGTCTACTCCAGTTCCAAAAGTAGATACTATGATAGGAAATAAAAATAGTACTTTATTTTACAGAACTCTTTATCTTCCTATAGTTGAATCGTATTCAACATATAAAAATGAATTTGATAGAACACAAAAAATTATAACAGAAGCAGAAGATAAGTTAGATGCGGAATCAAAAGACGACAGAAATCAAGCTATAATAAATGGATATAAAATAAGATTAGCACAATTAGCGCTCGAGCATGAAAGCAATCCTGATAGCGATATTACCCCTTCCCCTGTAAAATTAATTGATGCAACTATTAGAGAATCAAAAAGAGAAAATGTTTTAACACCGTTAGACGCAAAAGAGTTGACAAATATTAAAAATCAATATTTAAAAGATGGAGAAATAAAATTTCAAGATGTGTATAATAGCTTGTCTGATGTACAAAAAGAAGTTTTTACCACATTACAAGAACAAAATAGTCAGCTAGAAAGTTTTGCAAAAATAGCGGCAGCTAGGAGAGGGAAAGATTTTAAATCAATAAAAGATTATTCACACAGAGTGGTATTAGCTGGAACTCCTAAAGAAAAATTAGATTTACTTTATGAAGAAGCTGCGCAATTTTCTACACAAGGTGGAACTATTAAAGAGAGAGAGCCTGGAGGAGAACCACCAGTTAGTTTTGACCCTTTTCAATCAGCAAGAAGAGGTGCTCAAGAAACATTTTTAGATTATTATATGTCTCCAAAAGTAACAAAGGTACAGGATGTTGCAAGAGGTTTGTATAATAAATATGTAGATAAATCGAAAGGTCAAAGAGATACTGTTAAAGCTCTACAAGATTCTCAAAGAGAATTATTAGAGATAACTTATTTACGTTCATTTTTAGATTCTGATACACCACAAAATTTAGCTCAGGAAATTACTAGAAATTCATATAGATTATTATTAGGTTCAGTTCCTAGATTTTTGGCTGAACTTGGCGGTAATGCTTTAATGTTGAGTAAACAGCCTATGAGTGTTATTAATGATGCGTATACAACTTACGCTCCTATATCAATGACTGTGGGCAATGAAGGAAATAATAAATTTTTAAATACATTAATTAATTTAGGATCTACAGAAACAGACAAGTTAGGTGGCAAGCTGGCTGCTGACTCTAAATACAATGATGTCACTGGTATATTAAATATTGACGAAAAAAGAAGAATGCTTTATAATAATACTTTGAATAAAATGGAGTATTTAGCTAATAAGCCTAAGCAGGTTTATAAGGCAATAACAAAAACAACTGATTTTCTTATGGGTGGAGCTGACAAAGTTATATCTAGACCTATATGGATTTCAAAATTTGCAGATGAGTTTTCAAAAAATGTTAAAAAATATAATAAAGAAACTATTAAGTTAACTGTACAAGATTTCAATGAAATATCAGAGGGAACTTCTAAATATTTAGATGATAAATACAAACAAGCAAGAGATGAAGCAAGGTTTAAATCAGATCAAACAAGCATTGAATTAATAACTTCAGGAAATCCCTTGAATGTTATTATAAAAAATGTAAGAAGACCTGAAAAAGATAGATCTGGCTTAATAAATTATTATAGAACAATAAATTCTTTTATGGCAAACTTTACATTAAACGAATATGCTACAGCAAGATTTGCAATAGGCGCTCTTCAAAGAAGCGGAGAGATGTCAAAAGCTGAAGCATATAGGACACTTGGAGGTTTGGTTGCAAGAATGTCTTCTTATGTTTTAATGTATAAAACTTTAAGTAATCTTATTGACTCTGCTTTAGGTGCTCCTGAAGATGAAGAAGAAGATGTAAGTAACACTTTAGCTAGACAAATTGTTGGATCTTTGTCTACTCTTATGTTTAGACAGAATTTAGGTAACATACCTTCTTTACCTATCAACGCTGGATTAGAGTATATAAATAAAAATTATTTAGAAGCATTAAGAAATGGCGAACCTTATAATGCTTATGATAACTCCATTGTTTATAGTCTTATAAATTTAGATCAACTTGGACAAAAACCTATATCAGAAATGGCAGCGGTTATAGCAGCTGGCCCACTAGGGCCACTTGTCAGAACATTATTTAGAGGAGCTGAATTAGCAGCAAGAGTTCAAACAAGAAAAACTGAAGCTGCTAGACGAAGAGCTCAAGAAGAATTAAATAACCGAATTACATTTGAGTTAATAGGTCAACTAGGATTTATTCCTTTCTTTAAAGATATAAGAAGATATCTTCTGAAAAAAAGATTTGCAGATCAATCAAGAGATGTAAAACCACCTAAAACAAGCTTAAAAGAACTACAGCAAATTGACGCTGAATTAGCTAGAGAATTGAGAGAGCTAGAAAAATCTTTTAGAGATATTGAAAAAGCTTTCGAAGACTAATTAAATAAATGCCAGAAGATAACGTAAAGTATCACTGCGTTTATAATAGCTACAATTAGAAAGTTAAGTTTTGAATTTTTCATAGTTCCATTAGACAATTTATTGCGGTATGTCCGCCCAGTACAACGCCACATCCTATCGCTTGTTTCTTAAAATGCTTTGCGTAAGCAGCTGCGTATGATGTTGTGTCTATACCACAGCCTACCTGCATACCGAAGATACGAAAGTTTCTTCCAACCATCCACTCAATATATGCCTGTGTATGTATGTGTCCCTGTACAGTAGACATCATGTCGTTCTTAGCTTTTGTTCTAGCCGTTCCTCCCTCTCCGTGAATGTATTGTACATTATCATACACTACTCTCTCTACCCAGTTCCAAGCAGTTCCTAAAACCTCATTGTAAGATTTAATCCACATAGAAGGTATCGCTGATGTCTGAGCTTTACGCATTACCATCCTGTCATGGTTTCCTATAATTACATCTGCATCAGGAAAAGAATCTTTCCATTCAGACACAGCTCGAATTGCATACTCTAGCTCATCAGCTCCACCTAAAGCATCGCTTGATGTTTCGTGGTATGAACTGTAATGATTATCAATAATGTCTCCAATAAATATTACTTGGTTACATAAATACTTTGCGTATATATCCTGACAAAACTCTAAATATCCATCAAGTTCAAAGGGTGCGTGTATATCTCCTATGACAAGGATGCGTCTTTCATTTTTAGTTAAGTTATCGTAAGCTATTTTTTTATCACCTTTAAGGCGAGGTCGGAAATCTTTATATCTCATCTTCAAGGGAGTCAGTTATGGCTTTAAGTTTTGTTGTTATATTAGAAACCTCTCCCTTTAAATCGCTATACTCTTGATCTATTAACAACTCGTAGATGTTGTTAACGGAGTCGTGAAGATCATCCATTATATAATTTATATTACGAATGCGCTTTTGTTCTAGCGGTGTTATATTCATTTTTAAGGTTTACTGTTCTCTTAACAATAACCTCCCTGTGTACTCATCGATTGTTTTGATAGCCTTATATATTTTACGAGACTGTCTTTTAACTTTGTCTACTTCTGTCTTACTAGACTCGCTACCTAAATTACAATATAGGTCTGCGTCAATTTCAAAAAGAGTATCTATTTTCCTTTTTTTACTCCAGCTCGTGAAGTTTAGAATCTTTTCAATGTCATCTATTTTATAAGACATAAGTATCAATGCTACATAAAGTTATAAAATTTTTTCTAATTTTTGATTTAATTGCTTATATTTTTCTTTAGCGTGATGGGGTTCGTAACCATAATGTTTTTTAGCTAGAGCAAAAAAACTATCGTATTCTTTAAGAAGACCATCCTCTATAAATGATTTTAAAATTTTACATCTATTAGATAAAATTTCGTTTTGCTCAATCAATTCGTCTATTGTAAAATAAGTATCTTTTTGTATAGGAACTTTTAATTTTTCCATTAAAATTTCTTTAAGCTCATTATACGGGTCAAGGTATTTTTTGTCATTAGAAAATTTAAAATTATCAAACTGCCTTAAACCATGTAAGACTGTAGCATGATTTCTTTGAACTGCATCTCCTATCTGAGTCAAGGTACAAAAAGTAAAATCTCTACATAATTTATAAAAAAGAAAACGTGATACAACGTAACGATGTAAACGAGACTTACGTTTTAATTGAACATCAAATTTTGATTCTACTAATTTTAATATTATGCTTATAGATTTATTGTATTTAGGTTTCATAATTAATAGTTTTGTTTAGGTTTATATAGTCTAAGTATTCATCCGAAGATATTATATTAAATTTATAAAACAAAGGAAACATACTTCTTGAGTTAAGATATTCAACGCTGAAGAACAAAGGTTCTTGCATGGTCACAACACCTGCAATCATACCAAATCTTTTAGGCTCATCAGCATATTTTTTTTCTTCCTGCATTTCACTTGCCAGTTTATCTAGCTGCATTATAATTCCAGCACTATAAAGTGGAGGCAAACTTTCTAGCTCTTCTAAAAATTTTTCTTCCATTTCATAGAAGTGGTCATCCCCTGTAAATCTCTGCGGTAAATCCATATTCTTTTAATTCTTTCATTCGGTACTCCTGAAGCTTAGAAGTCTTACCTTTCTTAGTTTTAATTTCATAAAACTCAATACCATATTCTGGATGTAAAGCTAACACGTCAGGTATCCCGTTCTTATTAGTCTTGATTAATTTTAAAACATAATAACCATCAGCCTCCAACTCTTTTATTTTCTTTGTTTGAATCTGTTGTTCGGTCATTATACAAATTTAATTAATCTTTTGATTGCTTTTCTTTTTCCTTTTCAGAATCAGCTTTTAATTCTTTAAGAGCTTTATCATACCCCTTCATTCTCTTGATAGTTTCAAGCGTACCAACGGATAAGTTTTTTAAGTTATACATTTCCTGTATAACCTGTTGCATTATTTGGTCAAGCTTGTTGACCTTATTAATCATCTCTATTAATTTTTGTTCTTTCATATTTATAAACTTAGTAAATCTTTTTGAAAATGTTTTAATGTATAATCTTTTTTCTTGGTCACCGCCCTATATATCTTTTCTTCAATACCTCCCTCAGAGAAAATCCAATACACATCATTCTGTATAGAATCCTTAGTTGTCATGCGATCACGTGACTGCCAGTAGCTAAGAGCAGAGAAATCTATGTTGTAATTCACAAGACAATCCGCTTCCTTTAAACTAATCCCTTCACGTCCACTCACCACCTGGAGTGCTATGTTCTTATCAGTGGTTTTGAAGTCATTTAAATCATCAGTCAAGTCATCCCCATACACCTCTTTTAAGGCATCATACTCAGCTTTAAACTTATAAAATATACCTATCTTCATATTCTTAAATTGGCTGCGTATAAACTCAGCTTTTGAAAGGTCTATTACGGTAGCCTTACCGCTCTCAAACTTCACAGTTCCAGAGTAAAGCTGGTGTAATTTTGACATCAGCTTCACGCCTGTGTCTGCCAAAACAACTTCATCCTTCCCCTCAATAACTAAATTCTTTTTTAATTGTTTTACCATGCTATAAGTTAAATCAGACATCTTAACCTTCAATACCTTTTCTATGGTTTCTACTTTGAAACCTGCCTCCTTTTGGGTGTAGGAGATCATATAAGGCTTCATCTGGTCTAAAATAGCCTGCCTACCTCTACTGTAATTATTGTGCGGCATAGCCCCTATTCTTATTTGAACTACATCCACGTAATCTTTAGCAAACTTATAAAAGTTGGTGTAGTTTCTAAAGGGATTGTGAGGACAGGCATACACCTGGTGATACATCTGACTAAATGATTCTGGAGTGGGAGTACCAGACATTAAAATAACAAAAGGGTTTTGCTTTTTAATTATTTCCTTTATCATCTTAGTTCTTTTGCTAGGTTTAGGATACGCACCCATACCATGAGCTTCATCAAGGACAATACATTCATACTCCCCTGCTACCTTATGTAGACTCTCGTAGTTTACTACATTAATATGAAACTTTGGATTAAGTAATTTATAATCACTCTCAATAGAAGAGATCGCTTTCTTTTTAGTTACGAACAACATGTTGTCAACGCCTAACTTTTGAGCAGTACCCATAGCAGTAAGAGTCTTGCCTGTTCGTACCTGCATCGATAGGTAAACAAAGCCATACTTAACAAGCACATCAAATGCCTTGTCTATAATTTCGGATTGGTATTTTCTAAATTTCAAAATGGTATAAATTCAGTGTTATTATCTTCTGTTTCCTCTGAAGCTTCAGTCATCATAAACCATTTACCGGTCATATCTCTACCCTCTTTAGGATTCTCTCCGGTTTTATAAGAACAGTAAGCAGTAATCCATTTGTAAAACCTTTGCCTGCTAATAGTCATCTTAGACTTAGGCCCATAATCTGGATACTCATTTATAAAATCAAAATACATTTCATTCATATATATTCTAGTGTCAGGCATAAGTTTTTGATTTTCCTGAGCATCCTTAAGTAATCCGCACCACTCTATAAAGTCATGACTTGTCTCAGCAGAAAGCTGTCTTATCTTCAGGTTAACAAACTCACTTTGTACAAGACCTTCTCTTAAATACAACTGAAGACATTGTATCATATAGTTATCAAACACACACCACTCATCATCATCCCAATCACCAAAGAATAATCTACCAAACTCATCTTGTGGTGTAAAGCTTTTGTTGTAATGCTGATATAACTCTAACTCCCACTTCCTTCTTTGAAAACTATTTCCAGCACCTTTAATGGCATAATTTGTGGTGATAGCTATCTTAGGACTCTTGCTAAACGGTATCTTAATTGCATCCTTATTTTTCTTTTCAAGTGTTAACCCTTCGGATACCACACTAAACAATCTTTCAAAGTCAAAGTATTTTTTTACATCATCAAAGCAAAGTATCTGCGTGTCTGCTGATACTAACTGATAAGCAAAAGATTTTGCAAAATCGAATGCCTTACCATCAATAGTCACTAGCTTTTTCATGTGACTAAGTGCGTTCATAAAAACACCTTTACCTGTACCACCCTCTGGATTATCAGATATAACCTCGTCATTTAATATTACTGCTGGACAATACGATAAGTTTT